GACGTATTGGATGGGTTCTGACGATTGGGATTTTACAAGTCCCCAATCGTTAGAACTCAGAAGAGACGTCGAGCGCTTTGAGTCCGATCTTCTTGAGGATCGACCACATGAGGTTATTTGGGTCGACACGTTGAAAGACGAACGCCGATCACATTCTAAAGTGGATGCAGGTAAAACCCGCCTTATTTCAAATGGACCAATGCACTATAACATACTATTTAGAAAGTATTACATGGCTGCATTGGCTCATTTGAGACATGGGCGGATTTACAATGGCATCGCTGTCGGCATCAACGTCTGGGGCCCCGAGTGGAATAGTCTAGCGACTTTTTTACGCGGAGCTTCAGACGAGATGATCGACGGAGACATGACCGATTTTAGTGATCGCTTGATGGATGATTTGACATGGGTGAATTTTCGCCTATTAAATGAAATCTATAAAGTGTATGACTTAAATTACACCGACAACGACCGGAAGATACGCCAAAGGTTGTGGGAATATGCATCATGCGCTATTCGCTACAATCAAGGTACTATCTACCAAACGACCAATGGAACACCTGCGGGATTCGTGCCAACTGCAGAGAATAATTCTCTCTATGGTTTGTGCGCATTCCGCGCGGCTTACTTGTATTTAGCAAAAAAATATAAGTTCGCCTACAACGACTTAAAATACTTCGAGGCTTTCGTCCGCGTGATTACTTACGGGGATGATAATGTTTTGTCTATTCGTGCCGAAATTCGCGACTTCTTCAACATGAGAAATTTAGTTGAAGCATTCGCGAGTTTTGGTATGGTTTACACAACAGCTGACAAGGGAACCGACTACGACACACCGAAATCGATTTTGGACGTGAGCTTTCTCAAAAGGAGGTTTGCGTTAAACACGCTTGATGGCCGTCTAATACCAACGTACGTTTGTCCTGCTCCATTGGAGAGTAGGATAGACATGTTGAATTGGACGACTAACAAGCATGTGGGAACAGTTGAGGAGCAATCTGATGCTGTGACCGATGTTTTTAAAGAACTAGCAATGCATCCACAAGATGTATTTGACGACTGGACTGCTAAAATTAGTAAAAAATGTTATGAATTGGGTATCAATCGATTTAGATTGATGCCTTACTCAAAATATTTGGAACCTTTTTTTGGCGGCTCAGTGTTTGTGACTCGTCAGTGTGATCTTAATGCTCTCCGGCAAAAATCCGAATCTAACAAGGAGAGCATTACTGCTGCTGACGAATGAGGTGGGCATTTTTATGCTTATACCCTAGGTTCACCTGTGGCAGCCCCACAAAAACCAAGGGAAATTCGGTCGGGTGGTTTGATTGAGCTATCAACCCCCCTAAATTTCTAGCTTACTGAACAATTTAATACATCTTCTGACATTTTATCGACGACAACTAACGAAACTCACGACACATTTACGATCAAAGAACAAGGCGAGGTCATCTATGACACAAACGCAGCGGCCCTAGTACCTTTACCGGACTCATACTTGGACCGTTGCATTTCTAACAGAGATGAACACGCTATTAGACATTTTCTTTCACGACCCATACCCATTGTACAGGGTGTGTGGTCATCTGCTTCTAACAAAGGAGCAGTACTTTCTACGAGTGTATTCCCTAAGGCTTTATTTGGTGCTTTTACTAACAATACTGCTAAACTGGAT